GCTTCAATGTGAGAGCGTTGGTTGTTATAACCTGTAAATTCTAGTGCCTTGTTCATTTGGAACGCACTTAGGTAAACCGTATCAGGGTTACCACCTGATTCCCAAATGCCTTGCATAACAGTATCGAAGTCTGCTTGTGAAAACACAGTAGCTGTACCATCTGTACGAGCTGTGTTACCCGGTACTGCACCAGTAGGGTTTGCACCACCTGATCCACCGATGTTAGCAACATTAGATTTCACGTATGCTCCACATCCTGCGAGTTCACGAGCCGCTGTTGCTGANCCTACTTCGTACTTATTGTTATCAAACAAAGCCTTCTCAATGTCTAGCTTTTGCTCTTTAGCAATTTTAAGCACTTGGTAAGCCATCTCAGCTGCTCTACCTGCTTTATCTAAGCCTTCGTCAGTATCAGGGATAATCACGCTGTTCTTAAATATCTGCGTATAATTCCCGAGGCGAGTCGTGGCAGTACGTGCTTCACCAACCGTATCGTCTCCTTCAATATGCGCATTCGCGGCGCTTGACCTTAATGAGTCAGTCTGCCATTCGTGGTAAGTGTTACTTGCTTTAACTTTTTTCAACGATGAGTAAAAAGGAGTTTCTTCCGGCGAGATATCGTAAATTACGTTCTCAAGATCTTCCCGGATGCCTTTTACGTCATAACTGTCGAATGTATTGCTGGGTTGTGCCATAATATTTCTCCATTATGAGTTTAAAATTAATCCAAGTGCATCATCGATGCTACCTGAATCCCTAAGTTTTGCCTTTTGGCGTGAACGTATTTTAGCATTTGGCGTTGGCATCTTTTTAGCGCCTGGTTTTACCATTGGTGTCTTAGACTTAACTTTTACTTTAGCTTTAGACTTGCCATTAATAATATCCTGATACTTCATAGCATCATTAAGCACCTTTATCGCTCTAGCATCTGTAATTAAACCAATCTCATCGGCTGTGTAGCCATAATGATTTTGACCTACATTAACAAGTTGTTCCTTTAATCGTGTTGCCTTTTGTGGCTCTGCGAATTCAGGAATTTCTCGCTGAAGGACTTGCATTTGCTCTTGCAAATATGCTTGTTTAGCATTCTGTTGAGCTTCACTTTGTTTTTGTGTGACTTGCTCAAGTTGTGCCATCTTCGCATTGTAACCACCCATCTTTTCTTCATACTCAAGATTTTTTTGCATATATCCAATAGGATCAGCATCAAAGTATTCTTTAGTAGGTTTTACAGGTGGTGGTTCAAATCCTCCTGACTGTAACGATTGATACAACTCAGCCAATTGCTGACGTTCATTAGTTAAGGCTGTATAGACCGATTCAACTTCTTTCTTTTGTTGAGCCGCTTCTTGCATACCTTTTTGGACATACTGTTGCCCACTATAGCCTTGCTTTAAATCATCTAAGGTTACCTGTTGCTCAACTCCATCTACCTTAACAGTAAATGAGCTTTGCGCTTGAGGTTCTTCATGACTTGCATCCTCTAGGTGGTTTTCGTCATCCGAGTCTGAAGCATAAATTTCTTCATCTTCAGTTTCTTGATCCGATTCAACATCTTCTTCAATATCAGACTCAGCAGTTTCGACAACTTCTTCTGTTGCTTCTTCTGTTGCCTGAGTTTCTTCTTCAATTATAGCTTCAGTTGTTTCTTCTTGTACTGGCTCTAGAATGCTAGTTAAAGCACTATCTACGTCAGTTACTTTAGGTTCAGTCGTTTCGCTCACGGTGCTGATTCTCCTTTAGTTAGTTTGCGATTGTACATTATCTCATCCGTTTGCACGGAGTCGAAATAATCATCAATCTTTCTAAGCGCACATATCATATCGTGTGCTTTCTCTCGCTGATCCGTTGTCGAATCTGCATTTACAAATACAGCTATTTGCTGATCTGTAATTTCTTTTAAGGCTAATTTAAATGTATCGTCAGCCTGTAATGTTCTCATTTTAGCGCTTTTTTCAACTATTGATAAGTTGTTTGCCACTAGAACCTACCTCCAGTTACTGCTTGAGCTGGTGATTCTTGAGGGTATCTAGGCTCTTTTTGTTGACCTTTAATTGTTTCAACGTCTACCTTAGTTCCGTATTCACCTAGTATCTTAGCTGCGTCTGTTAAAAGGTCTTGATCCATCTTATCACGCTCTCTGTCATCAACTGCAATAGCTTTTTGTGCATCTATTTGTAGTTTAAGCATATTCATTTCAGCTTGTTTGTCAGCTTTGTATTGTTCAGCTTGTACAAGTGCTTCAGCTTCAGACATTTGTTGGTTCTGTTGTTCTTGCTGTTGCTGTTGCATTATAAGTTGTTGTTCCTTCTCAGGAGTCATTGGTTCAAAGTAACGATCTACATTTTTAATGCCTGATAAAGCTAACATATCACCTAAAGTATTTCTTAGACCTGACATTGTAACTAAACCATTAGACGATCCATAGGTTGACCATATTTGCATTTGCATTGTGAGTGCTTGATTTAATGCCATAGCTTTTGATTCTTCTTTACCAGTACCAAGTCCAACATTTATGCTTACATCCATGTCTGTGTTCCAAGATCGTGGATCAAGAGGTACAAACTCACCATGTAAGCGCATCAGGGTTTCTTCACAGCTATTTTCTACAAGTAGGTGGAGCATTAGCTTAAATAATTGTTTAAAGCCACCCTCTGCAAGATTTCGAGCCATTGTTTCTATTTGTGCTGATCCTTGTTGTGCTTGTAGACGAGCCGCTGTAGCAGAGGTATTTTGTAATGCATCAGGATCAAGCCCCATAGAAGCTCGACTTACTCCTGATTTAGCTTCAGTAGCATCGTCCATGTATTGCATCGCAGTTAATACCTGACCTGCGACAAAAGGAGTTGCAATATCTACAAGCGCTTGTGGTGACTTCATTCTAACTAATGCACCTATCTCGTTGTTCATTAAATCGTCTACGTTTACTTGACCTTGTACATAACCCTGTCTAGGCGTGTTTGTTAAGGCTACATTGTCTAACATTCCTCTTAACATGGCTGTAGATGAGTCTTGATCATTCATTACTAGGTCTGCAACACTACGACCAAAAAATGTGTGTGGTTCAGGATCAATTTCAAATACTGCAAATGGCACTTCACCGTATGGCTCACACTCTAATAATGTGTTATCACCACCCGCCATTAATACTCTATACATTGAAGCAATGCCAGTACCTTCTTTGTCCATTTTCATATAGGCTTCAGTAACTGAAACTTTCTTCATGCTTATGTCTATAGTAGATTCTTCTTCATCTTGTTCGTAACCTTTACGCTCAAATGCTTCTGCATCTGTATATGTGTCATCTGATGATAATCCTGACAAATTACTTACTTCTTCAAAGTCATATCCCATTTGGACAAGATCGCCTACACGCATCTCTGTTCTATGTGCTACTACATATGCATCTTCTACAGACTTAGCATTACGATCTACTAAAAATTCTTCAGGTGGTACTGATTCAACACACAACTTGCCTTTTTCTTTTTTGTAACTTACTTTAAGCGAATATTCAGGCACTTCCATTTCCATGCCATCTTCACCCATTTCCATAGCCATTTCCATAGATTGTTCAATGACTGTAGCATCAGGTTCATTGACAATAGCAGCCATTTCTTCTTCAGTAACATTCGTAAAGTTAAAAAATTCTTCATCTGTATTATCTTCCCACCAAACTTTAAGGACACCTGTTTTTTTGATTAAGGCATCATGTATGGCATCATTTAAAAGCGTATAGCCATTTAACTCAGCAAATTTAAAATTGATATATTTAGTCGCTTGTTCTGCGCTTTTTACATCTTGTTGGCTAGTAGGTATAAACTCAACTGGATGTTCAGAAGATAAAAACACACGCATTAAACTTGGCTTGATGGCTCTTACTGTATCACGAACCTTAGTGGCTACTATTTTTGATCTTCCATCTTCTTGACCAATGTCTACTTCACCTTCAAAATAGCGTTGTGACTTTATACGATCTTCAGCAATTTCACTTTCAACAAAGCTAATTGCACTTTGTACAGCTTCTTGTGCTATTTTCTGTACATCATCTTCACTCATTGCTTTTAGTTCTGTATATGCCATCCTAATTCCTTTATTGATTCTGTTTGTTTTCCATTTGCGCTTGTGTTTGATACAGTATTTCTAATAATCCACCTATACCTTCATAACTAGGTGTTGGTAATTTATCAAGTTTGCCCATTATATAACCTGTAAGGTTAGCAGTTTCGCCTACTATTCTTGGTGAAGAACCTGCTATAGCAATACCTGCTGAAACTGGATCGATTGCTCCAACTAATGCGCCACCTGTAGCTGCACTAGGAGTTACTGCACCCTGTATACCTCTTGGCATTAGACTACTAAATTGTTGACCTGCCAGTTGCGCAATAAATTTTTCTCCACCTACATCTTCTAATTGCCTAGCTAACTTTACTCTTTGTCCATAATTAGTATTTACATTATCTCTCATTAATGAATTTAATTTTCTAATAGCAGTATCAACGTTTCCTTTTTTTGGTAGTGACAAAGTTTTTTCTATTTGACTTATTAGCTCCATAGCATCCGTATACTCTTTCATTGCTTTAGCATAACCTGGCGCTTGATCTGCTATTGTTTTCTTAACTGAATGGTACATATTCTTTGCTATACCTGATGCAGTTGCATTATTAGGATCAACGCCCTCAACAACTGACCATATTTTTTGTTTCATTTGGTCAAAACCTTCAGCAGTATGATGTGTTCTTGGTTCTTTTCCTTTAAATTCAGTAATAATTTCTTGCACTTCTTTAATTGCTTGTACCCCTTTTGGATTTATTACAGTATTACCTTGATAAGTAACCATCTTTTCTGCTTTAAGTATTGCTTCATCTATAGCTTTAAAATTTAATATAGTAGTGTCGTTTTTCCAAAGACTTTCATTTGCTCTGTAATTATCTGCTTTTGCAGTTTTCATAACCTCTAAATCACGCTTTGCAATATTTAAAACTTCAGTTAAATCACCATTTCCACGCATTGCAGTTGTAAGTGCTTGTCCTTGCTCGCCACGAGATAAAAATGTACCTTCTCTAGCACCACTTCTTGCTTCATCTACAACATTAGCAACTGCTGCTCCTCCTGTTCCTGATGTTGCACCAAAAACTTCACGACCTACAACACCTGATCCTTTGACTGCTTGTCCTGTTAATGCAATAGGTGCGACAATAGGATCAGTATATTTAGCTGTTTTTTGCATTGCAGTACCTACTGTAGTTGCTTTTGCAACATTTGTAAGTTGTCCTGTTTTAGCAAGTGCCATACCACCACCTGACAACACAGTAGCTATGTCCATAAGAACAGAGGCTGGATCAGTTGCTACAACGTGTTTAATACTATCTTCATCTTTGTATTTATCTTTAAAGTATTGACCAACTGCTCTAGCCATTGCTTGACTTTCTTCTGTTTTACCTTCAGGATCAAATCTTTGTTGTATCTCATCAGGCAATATTAAATGAAAACTGCCTTGCATTAATTTCAGAAGTGTATGCCCTGTTTCAATAGGGTTCATAACTGCATCAACTATTTCACCACCAGCTTTAATTGTAGAGCTTGGTAAGTTTTGACCACCCTGTACAAGAGCCTTCGCCCAAGTTAAATCTTCAGGTTCACTTTCCCACGGATCAAGTTCTGCCATATTATTCCTTTACTTCATTAATTTAAACGATGACTCGCTATTTGCATCGCCACCCACGTATTGATATTTTTTACCGTTTCTACCTTCAATAATATCACCTATACTATACTGCGAAATAGCTGTCCACATATCATTCATGTTTGGCTCTGAGCCAGTAAATCCTTGAAAACTACCTTTGTTTTCTGGATTTTTTATCCATTCTAATGCAGCATTATTTGCCATAGCAGCTTGTTCCATAGCTTCAATTAACAATCGTAAACGTTTTGCATTTCTTTCAGGTGAAAGTTTAGGGTTAAATGCTCGTGCAATTAATCTTTTACCTTCTTCTTCTGTGAATTGAGCGCCTAATACTACTCTTAAATTACGCTGAACAACTGATTCAATGTTTTCACGAACATCTGTTGCGCCTGGGTTGATAAAGGCATTAACTAAATCAGGAGCAAGACCAATAATAGCACCAGTAATCATGCTATTAGGTTTCTCTAGTTCAAACAACGCATCTTTGAGCTTAACTAAGTTGCCCATTTGATCTGCGCCACCACCAGTTTCCCAATCGATTAAACCATCAATACGTTTTTTATTGTATTCAGTCCAAAAAGTAATTTCTTGTTTATTACCTAAATCAATGTTAGTTTGTGGTGTTTGTTGATTTAAGAAAGCTAAATAAGAAATAGGTGTTTCATCTTTAGTAGTTGTTTTGTAATACTCATACTCCTCAATACTATTTGCTTCGTTTTGCGTTATACCTAACAACTGTAATTCTTGTGGTGGAATTTTATCCGCACCACCATACTGGTCTTTTAAATTCGTATATCTAGTAAATTTCTCTGCTAATGCACTTGGCTTTTGATTCATCATTGTTATTGCATCAGTTGGAGATATAACCCCTTTTGTTAGCATATCTATGATGTCTGTACGACCATTTGGGTATTGTGGTGATACTGCATTTTGCAAATAATTTATGGTTGCATTAGTTTTTTCTGTTAACTTTCTTTTTGTAATGCTATCATTAATAGTTGTTTGAAAACTAGCCGCTAAATTATCACTAGGATTTAAACGCATTGAATTGAAACCCATGCCTAGCCTAGCAACTTGTTCTTGGCTCATACCATCAAACAATTGATTGCTTATGCCACTAACCATACCACCAATACCACCAAACACTCCTCCACCTTGTGACTGTGCTTGTGGTTGTGCTTGTGGTTGATTGTATTCTCCCATTGACTTTATAGTCTTATCTTCGTCATCTGATCCTAATAAACCACCTTTGCCTAATTGACTACCAATTAAACCACCGATTAGCATTTGTCCTAATCCAAAACTAGCCATTAGTTACCTCCTGTGTAACCTTGCGCCCCTAAACTAAGGTAATCAAACAGACCTGGCGTTTTAGTTTTAGTTTCAGTAGTGTTTTTGTACATTGCATTGTTTAAAGGTGTTGCATTGAGAGCTGAAGTTAAATACCCTAATCCTTGAGCTGGATAATTTGTATATTGATTAAACTTATTAGCTGCATTATCCATAACCATTTGCTGTAGAGCTTGTTGCATTGCGCCTTGTGTAGCGAGGTTTTGATTAACTTGTTGCCCCATACCAAATCCAAGATTACTAAGTTGACCTAATTGGTTAGCTGCTCCTAATCTTTGTTGTGCGCCTTGTAGACCTGCGCTTTGATTAGCTAAAGATGCTTGTAGTCTATTTGATATATCTTGTAAACCTGAAGATTGATTGGCAAGTTGTCCTTGCATATTCATGCCTTGATTAGCTTGTTGGACATTTAAATTGTTGCCTTGATTAGCTAATTGAGCTTGTAAATTATTGGCTTGGTTGGCAAGTTGACCTTGCATATTATTACTAATATCAAATTGACTAGCTGATTGATTAGCTAACTGTCCTTGCATATTGTTAGCTATATCTTGCATAGCAGCTTGTTGAGCATTTTGGTAATTAGCTTGTCTTAATCCACTCGATGATCTAGCAAGTTGGTCTAGCGTTTCTCTACCTATTTCACCCATTGCTACACCATGACGTGATCCACCATATGCACCTGATGCTTGTGCTTGGCTTTGTAAAGCGCCTAGTCCTAAATTTGCACCTCGCATAATATCGGCTTCATTAGCTTTTATAACTGAATCTGTGTAAGGATTCATGTAAGGGTTTAAAGATGTATTTGCTAATTGATTAGCTGTAACCGTTCCACTTAAACCCATCGGAGATACATTAGTTCCTGATACATTTGTTCCAGTTATGGTTGTTGGTGTTACTGCATTGCTAGAACCTGCTACGTTCACCTGTTGAGGTGTGTAACCCATGCCTGTAGCAGTACCCATACCCGCACCTTGAATGCCTTGAGCTGCTAAGCTATTAATGTTTGGTGGTGCTGTTTGTCCACCTGGTAATGGTGATCCTGCCATTTCTTATCTCCTATCGTTTTCTACTATTTAATAATAATTTCATACCTTTATCTGATATTGGATGACTAACATTTGTTATGCCACCACCTAAATTTTTAACTGACGATCTTTGATGTGGGTTACCACCTTGTTGCGTTCTGTCAGCATTATATTTTTTGACTGCATTATTATATTCCGTTCTGTCATATGGGCCGCGCATTATCAAAGGGGTTTCAGGTGCTGGGGCTTGTTGGAACGCCCCTATCGCTTTCCCCCATATGCCGCCTGATTGTAATCATCTTGCATTTTTATACTTTCTTTAATTGTGTTGTAATTCATTGTCGGTTTTACATTTCTATAAGCATTGTCAGATTCACTAACTGTGCTATTAGCTGCTATTTGTTCAGCGTGTCTTTCTGCTAAAGTCTTGCCATTTACTTTTTCAGTCCATGTAGACGTATCATAGTTAGGTGTAAAGTTAGCAGTTGGGTTGCCACTAGGCATAGGTACATTACCACCTCTCCCACGACCACCACCACTATTTCGTGATGCATTTAACTGTGCCATAGCAGGTGCGCCAAATAAGGCTTCATATTGCGCTATTGCACCAGGCTGTTCTTTTTTAGTTTCTGCAAGTGCTTGATCATAAAGTGGCATAGATGAGTATCCTGTAAAACCACCATCAAAAGTAGTTGGAGTAGGCATCATATCTTCAGCTTTCATTGTGCTACTAGCATCTAATAAGCCAAATGCTTTTGCAGTTGCAAGGTTATTATTCATTGCTAAGTTCTGCGTATCGTTAAAAGCTGCTATTTCTGCTCCACGATATGGCATGTACTCTATGCGTTGAACATCTTCAGCACGTTGTAAATTTCTAATAGCTGGTTCTTTTATCCACGCTGGTAAATCTTGTTGTGAATCTGTTTGCGTTGTGTTTTTCCCACTTTTTCCACCACCACTACTCATGTCAAAACTCCTTTAATAATGTTGTAAATTGTTCTGTCCATCCTTTAGAAGCTAAAACTTTTTTCCAACCTCTACGACCTGTAACAGTCATTCCATCACAACCTTGCTCTTTACCAAATGCAACTGCATCATCGTGCATGTCAGTAATTTGTTCTATTCCATGTCCTTGATCTCCACCCGCTAAGAATACATGCAATACTTTCTTATTAGGATACACTACAATTTCTGTTACTGCACAACCGTTTGCGCCTAGCCATAGTTGAAAATCTCCTTTTATTATCCCATCAACTACATCTTTAAAGTTGTGTGTATCACCACCTTTATCTAATGCAGATTGAATCCACTCTCTACATCTTATTAATTCTTCTTCTAGTTTCATGGATCGTATTTTAGTTTAACCCAAGCACCGTTCTTGCTAACGACAACAGCGTTTTGAGCTTCATCCCACATAATAATGCCATCTTGTGTAGCCTTGCTGTCAGCGTTATAAAACTGTAGCTTGTTTCTTGTTGTTGTTAAAAAACTGTTTAATCTTTCACCCCACGGTTTCCAATCTGATCCTAAAGGTGGTGGAGGAGTTTGTGTACTCATCGCCTACCTCCAGCGTTAGCTTCTATTCTCATAATTCCTGATCTCCAGTTGTCATTACCAGTACCTTGTACTTTTATACGTACTTGTCTACCTTGAAAACGCACATCTGTAGGATTACCAAGAGTAAACGCACCGTGTGAGGACTCAGTATCGTTAGGATAAAAACGTGTCTTAAATGTAACTGCAACTTGTCCTTGTGTTTTTTCGTCAGGAATAAGCTGTGTTACTTTCATAATGCTGTCACCGTTACCAATGCTAATTGATCCTGACTCAGCGTATGGTTTTGTTGAACCTGTGTGCGTATAACCTGTTTCTTGATTATAAATATTACCACTAGCATCACTCCATATAGGATTGCTAAACACACCTTGATCTACACCTGATGTTCTGTCTAAATCTCCAGTTGTCCAATGCGCTTCTTTATAATCTAATGCCACATATCTGTCGTTCTCCGTTGATGTACCTGAAGGATAAAACCACCATATTTCACTATGTTGTGAGTTGTGAACAGCGTAAACTTTGCTAATTTGCGATGGGTTCATATCATCAAACACATAGTCAGCTACTTCACAGTTAATTTCTTTTGCTACTGATCCATCAAATGTAAAGAAACCTTTTTTACCCATCCAAAAAGCGCCTTCATCAATTGCTACAGCACCACGTCTTGATGCAACACCACATGCTGTACCAACTCTTTCAAAGCCATAAACAAATGGTGCGCCTGAATATTGTGCTATATGAGCATCATTGTCTGTCAGTATAAGTGTTCTACCTCTCATGCGTAATCCACACATTATTTGACCTACTGTCTGTAACTCAAAATCACCCGCTTGGTTTGTAGCACTTGGTGTCCACACAGTATTGTTTTCTTGATCACACCATGCAACTTTTCTAGGATTACCACCTGAACCTAAAGCAAATACAAACCGTTCTTCAGTAACTACTAAACCTTTATTGTTAACTGGCGCATTAGCTACTACCTGTGCAACAACGCCTGTGTTAAGTTGCCATTCATATATCTTGCCATCTTTAGATGAACAAGCCATAAGGTATTCACCCCAAGTGTCTAGTGACCATGTAGTGGCTTCTTGATAAACGCCTGAAGATGTTGGTGCTGTTGACCAATTACCATAACCATAAAATCCACCACCATAACCTAAGTTTAACGCACCGTTTAAATTGCCTGATGTTAACCCTGATGGTGTTATGTCATAAACAGTATTTGAAGGATTAACATAATATAATTTGTTGTAAGTACCACTTGCTAAATATGAATCGCTTGAGTTATCTAGCCACGAGATCATTGCTCTAGGTGCTGATGCAAATGCACTAGCTTTTCTAGTTGTCCATCCACCAACAGGTCGCATTGATCCATCATGCCATCTAACTAAACTAGCATCTCTCCATCTGTTTGATGCTTGTAAGTCAGTACCGTTTCTATATTGCCCCGGTGGTAAGTCTAAAGGTATTAATGCCATATTAAGCCGCTATTTGTGTCCAAGTTACAGAGTTATTAGTTATTAACTCCCATTTCTCTCTACCAATTGTAGCTGTTCCTGATGT